GTCCGAGAGGCCGACGATCGGTTGTTCCCCCATGACTGGGAGGAATTTAACCGTATCGCGTCCTTGCTTTACGACGAGCTATTTCTCAAGGTCGACAGTGATGTCGCCCTAGGGAAGCTCGTACCGAAGCACGGGCCAGGCTTCACCGCTGATAGACTTGTCGGAAACGACAAGTGGAATCAGCGTACCTGGCCAGCTCGCCTCAGGCAATACTTTCCGCCTGAGGATTTCCTCGTAGTGAACGCAAAACCCGAAAGGGTCAAGCGTTTGCATGAGGAATTGATCATCCTCGAACCCGGTTCCGAAGTGCCCGTTAAGGTCACTGCGGTTCCTAAAACGCTCAAAACACCACGGATTATCGCAATGGAGCCTGCGGCGATGCAATATTCGCAGCAGTCTCTGTTCCGATCGTTCCGTGATCACTTGGAAGAGGATGACTTACTCTCCAAGATGATCGGCATCGAAGACCAAAACCCGAATAGGGTGATGGCTCGAGTCGGGTCCCGTGAAGGAGACCTGGCCACACTCGATCTGAGTGAAGCGTCCGATCGTGTTTCGATGCGGCATGTAGCTAATCTGTTAGGCCGCCACTCCCAGTTGCATGGAGCGGTTAAAGCCTGCAGGTCTGCAAAGGCCGCAGTACGAGGTGAGGGTATAATACCCCTCGCCAAGTTCGCGTCTATGGGTTCAGCCCTCTGCTTTCCGGTGGAGGCGATGGTCTTCTTGACCGTCATCTTCGTAGGAATTCAGAAGGAGCTGAGTACCCCGCTAACCCGAGATACCCTGGTGAGGGATTTTCTCGGGCGGGTGCGTGTCTTCGGGGACGATATTATCGTTCCCGCGGACTATGTGCTGTCCGTTGTTCACGAGCTCGAAAACTTCGGTTTTCGTGTCAACGTGCACAAATCTTTCTGGACCGGTAGGTTCAGAGAGTCATGTGGAAGGGAGTTTTACGACGGTGAGGACGTTAGTATTGTCCGCATGCGTCGTGTACTTCCTCGACAGCGGCAGGACGCGACCGGTGTGATATCAACAGTCGCGCTGCGCAACCTAGCCTACTGGGCTGGGTTGTGGCAGACGGCGCGTTGGCTGGACACCTACTTAGGGAATCTCTTAGGAGAATTCCCGAACGTGGGACCAGACTCGCCGGTGCTGGGCAGGGAAAGTGCGCTGGGTTACCAATTCCAGCGCCTTGACCCGAATACGCACAGCCCTCTTGTCAAGGGCTATTACGTGCGTGCCAAGTCCCCCATCAGTCATCTCGATGGGGAAGGTGCCCTGCTCAAGTGCCTCATAGGTCACCCTGACGAGCTCGCTCCAATGGAGCGTGACTCGCTAAGAGACTACCTATTCGGCGTCGCAAGCGTCGATGATGAGCACTTGGAACGTTCTGGACGTCCCGAGCACGTCAGCATCAAGCTCGGGTGGAGACTCCCCTACTAAAGCGGGAGTCCGGTGCACTACATGGTGGTGCCCGGCGGGAGATGACAACGTCATCCTCCTCCACATGGCCAGATGTCAATCTGAC